CTGCACTGTCTTGAAGGTTCTGATCACGAAACCATTCATTCCAGATGAGGTTGTAAGCACGTGGCCAAAAACTACAATGCTCAACAGTAGCGGCACCGCCAATCTGCCCAACAGTTGGCAGGCCCATATAGTCTTGTAAAGAACCCACAGCATAACCACCAGCAGGGCTGGTAGTAGTAGGTACAACATAATCAATGGAAGAGTCAGGGTCAGGCGTACGCTCACCCATAAACTTCTGCCAATTTTCCCAAATAAGCCTATTAGGTACAAAGAAAAAGAAAGTATCAAGATACATGTTGTCCATAATTGGAAACAACGGCGTTGCCAATCGAGCAAACGCAGTCATCTTGAGATTAAACGTATCGCCTGGAAGTACTTCATCACAATACACAGGCACTAGATAACCAGAATCAAACGTAGTCTTATACGCTTTCTGACTATCAAACCGGCTGCGGGGAATATCCGCACGCGGAATCATAGCGAACTGGTGAACATTTACAGACTGATTACGATGCATATCGATCCTCCAAATTCCGAGGGCCCTGGATCACTCCAGAGCCCCCGGGCTATTTACTTACGCACCTTCAACTGCTTACCCATTGCAAGCACTTTCGGGTCCTCATACAACTCAAAACGGCCGTTTGAATCATCAAACGAACCGAGCTCGTACAAATCAAAATCATCAGGATGTTGATACACCTGATTGTCTTCCGCAGGCCGATTCACTTCGTCCTGAAAAGACCTAACGGCGACACCAACAGCAGGCAAAAAAAACGGACGGCCAAATGCTTCGGCAGCCCGATCCTTAATAGAACAAACAATCATCTTCATACTTACTCCTCACGTAAGTGTACGTTTCAACGATTGAAGGCGAGCTTTCGCCACCTTCTCCTTAACTGCAAGACGTTCGTCTGTATCGACTTCACGCTCACAACGCCTGTTATACCGATCAAATTCGATCATGTCAAATTCTACCGGATATTCCTTCGCAAACTTCTTGTCGTAGTAGCGAGGAGGCCTTACCTGCTTACCATTCACAACCACATAGTCATGTGGATAAACATCATCCTTCCACTTTTCATACCATCCAGCTGCAATGCCTGGCTTCAACGACATCTTATTGAACTCAGGCCTACGCAAACTTATCTCACCCGTAACTGGGTGAGTAAACTCGTAATGTGCGTCAGCATTCTTACCATTCTGCTTCTTCATAATGTAACGAGCAACATACGCAGCTGACTGAAAAGTAACATCACCAATAGAACTAAAACCGTAAGACAACTCTGTCTTAGGATCAGCCCAAAGCTCCTCAAGAGCCTGGCTTCTATACACTACACAACCAGACTCAGTCCTCTTAAAAAAAACCTTATCCTCAAAATCAAAATTAAACAAACATGCATGAAAATGCGGACGTCCAAAATTCTCACCATACTCGCCCGCCATGTAAAACCTGATCGGCCGCTTACCTTGAGAATCTTCTTCGTAACCGCTAAAGCGTTTCCGTAGCCGCTTCATGAACTTTTGAAAATGGTCGTAATGTAACGACTTATCTTCTGGCACCCATTGATCGTTGTAGGTCAACGTAATGAAACAGTTCTTCTGCCACAGACTTGCTTCATGCATGCACCTAACAGCCCACTGGCGAGAACGCTCCAGCCGACACCCCACGCACTGCCCACATGGCAGCGTGAGGGAACGTGTGATGTCAAACCGGGCGTTCTCATAAAAAACCACATCACCAGCAGCCGTCTTAAACGCCTGCAGCGGGTGGTAACAAGGCATTACATCCGCCATCCACCACGCATAGGATTAGAACGAAGATTAGGCATCTTCGTACGCTTCACATTGCGCTTAAACATCCTGGACGACTTGTACTTAGAAACAGACTTGCGATTTACCGGTCTCATAGATCTCTCCTAGTTGGTGTCACCTGGCACAGTTACATCAAGTAGATCACTGTGCCACGGAGGGTGAACCACCCTCCGAAACGCTGGATTCGGCCGATTGAACGGCCTTCTGGGGCTCGATAAGCCCCATCTCTACCAGCTCCTCCCGATTGCGCTCATCAGCGCAAAAATCAACGAACGCTCCCGCGTCGTTACCAAACCGCTTCCGCACACCTGACGGAAGCGCATCAAACGCCAACCTGGCGTCAATCACAGCATTCATAGCGCTGTGATAATCACTAATGCCGGAAAAATCCCCGTATTGCGGAATACGGGCACCCGCCGGCAAACCTGCAACACCAAACTTCTTAAGCATAAAATTAATATCGCATTCAGCCTTAAAATTCTGCTGAGTACGAGTCCCATCAGTACAATACAGCGCGGATTGCTCCGACGCTTCATTCGTATCATAGTTATACGGATTTCTAACAAAAAATTTCATTTTGACCATCCCATTCCTCTAAGAACCCTACGTCCAAGTGAAATACCAGTTTTACCCTTACGACCAAACCAATCAAAAGCTGTATCTAAAACACCTTTAACAGCACTACCAACAGGGCCAGCCTGCTCAGTAATACGACGAATATTCTTCGTCAACTCCTCAGCTGAAACCTGATTCTGCTCCAACTTAGCATGCGACCACCAATAGTTAGTCTGAGCAGACAACAAATCATTCTGCTTTTGTAAATTCAACTGCTTAAACCACTCTGTCTGAGTCATAGCATAAGTCTGCTGAACCAAAGCACGAATCTGCTCAGGCTTCTCCTTCTCAGTCAAAATTTGAGCCAACGACAACTCGGTGTCGGCCTTAATTTTGTCATTCATAGCAGCATTATTAGAAATACGAGACAGCGTCTCATCTAAATTAGCTTTAGCCTGAGCCATCCCATACTCTTCAGCAATATCCGAATCAATTTCAGTACGGCGAGCTTGCGCCGCAGACGCGACACCAGACGCAATACGACCAAACGACTCAGAAGCCTGTGCAGCCGGATTAACATACACCGGCATAGCACCAGAGGGGGTGGAAGCCCCACCCCCTTTCATAGCAGCCAACATAGGATTAAGACCTGCAGCTCTCATATCAGCAACCTGACGCTGATATGCCGTATTACTCATCTCACGCTGAAACTCAATCTGAGCCCGAGCCGCTTGCTCGGACGAAGCATTCTGCTGCTGACCCCCAAACCAAGAACCAAGGGCACTAACAGCAGAACCAATAACCTGAGGCGATGCAAGAACTTCAAGCATATGACCTCCTTAAAAATGGTCAATAAGTCCAGGTACAGAGTACAACGGCATCGGCCTGGCCATCTTGATGTCAAAAAACGCATCAAGCAAAAACTGCTGACCATTAGCAGCTGCGCCTACCGCAACAACTCGCTCAACCGGAGGGGTATCCTCAATAAACTCACTGTTGAGCGTAGGCAAATCACCAAAATTCTGCGCCAAATGCCAAGCATCCAATGTTCCGGACGCCGTAGACCTAAAGAGGCCAGTAATCTGGCTCGGCTTATAGCGATACTCTGCCCAACGCTCTTGGTATCCAAATACCTCATCATCCTCAGCAGTACCCTGGACATAAATTTCCTTATTAAGAACCGCTTGTTCACCAAGCGTAGCAAAAGCAGGAAAATAAAAATCATAACGAGTCTGACGACTCCACATCTTATGCAAACCTTGCTGATACGTAAGATCTGCTCTAACGGCCGCAAGGCCAAGAATTACACCATGCTCAGTACTTGAGTACGTAAAACCATGGCCCTGTGCGAGAGCTGTACCCATTGCTGCAAGGTTACCTTGTGGAGTAGTGTTCTCAGCCAAACCCGTTGCGCTGGTCTGCGCAATAGGATTAATAATAACGGGAGTAGAACCACCACCAAGATATTCAGGACGCTGCAAACGAGCATCTGGGCTAACCACGCCAAAGTGAGCACGAATAATTTCAGTATAGCGAGTACCACCACGAGCATCCCTCTCTAATAGCTTCTGAATCTGAAAACTCTGACGAAGCTGGTTGATCGTAGCAGCTGTAACAGAGGACAAATCAGCAACCAAATTGCTACGACTACCTCCAGGTAAAGACGCAACAGTGCCACCACCAAAATCTGGAGACGAATAAATATCAGGATTGCTGTCACCATCACCAGCAAAAACCGGATACCGTCCAGTAATCGACGTACCGGTATAAGTACTAAACGTAATATCAGCATTACCACTCAACGGCAAGCTAACGGGATCACCCTTCTGAGGCCATGGCAAAGACGATGTAAAATAGTCATGACGCTTACCACGCCGACGTAAAACGTAATCGGCGGGATCATCAGGACCATCGCCAAGATCGACAACAGCACTATCTTGCAAATTCTGATCACGGAACCACTCATTCCAAATCAAGTTATACGCACGAGGCCAAAAACTACAGTGCTCCACAGTAGCAGCACCGCCAATCTGCCCAACAGTTGGCAAGCCCATATAATCTTGCAAAGAACCCACAGCATAACCACCAGCAGGGCTGGTAGTAGTAGGTACAACATAATCAATGGAAGAGTCAGGATCAGGCGTACGCTCACCCATAAACTTCTGCCAATTTTCCCAAATAAGGCGATTAGGTACAAAGAAAAAGAAAGTATCAAGATACATGTTGTCCATAATTGGAAACAACGGCGTAGCCAAACGAGCAAACGCAGTCATCTTGAGATTAAAAGTATCGCCTGGAAGTACTTCATCACAGTACACAGGCACTAGATAACCAGAATCAAACGTAGTCTTATACGCCTTCTGACTATCAAACCGACTACGCGGAATATCCGCACGCGGAATCATAGCGAACTGGTGAACATTTACTGACTGATTGCGATGCATATCGATCCTCCAAATTCCGAGGGCCCTTCATCTCTGAAGAGCCCCCGGTCTATTTACTTACGTACCTTCAGTTGCTTGCCCATCGCAAGAACCTTCGGATCCTCATACAAATCAAACCGGCCATTCGAATCATCAAATGAACCGAGCTCATACAAATCAAAATCATCAGGATGTTGATACACCTGATTATCTTCTGCAGGACGATTCACTTCGTCCTGAAAAGACCTAACGGCGACACCAACAGCTGGCAAAAAAAACGGACGGCCAAAAGCCTCAGCTGCCCGATCCTTAATAGAACAAACAATCATCTTCATACTTACTCCTCACGTAAGTGTACGTTTCAACGACTGAAGGCGCGCTTTCGCGACCTTCTCCTTTACCGCAAGCCTGTCGTCTGTATCGACTTCACGCTCACAACGCCTTTTATACCTATCAAGTTCGATCATGTCAAACTCAACCGGATACTCCTTCGCAAACTTTCGATCATAGTAACGAGGCGGCTTAACTTGCTTACCATTCACAACCACATAGTCATGTGGAT